AAAAGATGTAATTTTAAATTCTTTAAAACAAGGATTTATTACAAAAGAAGAGGCAGATAAAAAACTTAAAAAAATAGGTGTAAAGGCATTTTTTAAAAATAGATATATAGGTGCTCCAACAATTAATCCTGAAAAACAGTTTGATGATTTTAAAAAATATGTGGATAGACAATTAAATTTAAATCCAGAATTAATAAAACAAACTAAAATAGAAAAAGCAAAAACAATACCTGGGGTCACTACAGCAGATAAAATAAAAAGACCTGAAAGAGCATTAATAAGAGATCAAATAAAAGATTTTCAAATAAGAACCGGAGGCCCGACTCTTGGTGCTGTGGGTGATATTGGAATGGCTAGAGATATTTTATCTAGAGATATTGAAACTGGTAAAAGATTAATTAGTGAATATGGACCTAAAGTTCTTCAAGGAGCTAGACAAGTTGGTAAATTTGCAGTCATACCTGAACTTGCTTTAGGTGCAGCATTTGCTCCATTAGATTTAGGTGAAGGAAGATCTGGTTTAGAAACTTTATTAAATGTTGCAACATTAGGTATGGGTGTACCAATTAGTGACGCAAGAGATCGAGCAAACTATGTAGATCAATTTGGATTAAAGGAAGATTTATTTTCTGCACAAATAAAACAATCCGGTGCACAATATGGTGCACCTGAATTAACAGAACGTGAAAAACTTGCTTTAGAAAAAGCACAAGAATTTGATACGGAAGTATTACAACCAAGATTGGAAAAAACTTTAAGAGAAAGACAAGCAGCCTCTGATCCTAATTTTGGAACAGGAATTATGGGTATGGCCAATGGTGGACGTATAGGTTTTGCAGATGGATATGATCCGAAAAGAAGAAAATTTATGAAAGCAGCTGCAGGCATTGCATCAATACCTGTATTTGGGAGAATGTTAAAACCGGTTGTTAAAGGTATGGAAGCAGCAGGACCTGCTGTGACACAAGCAGCAACAGAAGCAGAAAAAATATTTTTTAAATTAGTTGATGCTGTAAAGAATAAAGGCATCATGGATAAATTAGATAGGGTAACTGGTGGTAGATTATCTGGAGCATATCATAAATATAAAGATGCAGAAGTTTTAGAAGATGCCGGATCCATTACTGCAAAATTTAAAACAGATAAAGGTGCACCAGCAGAAATTGTTTATGTTAAACCCCAAAAAAGAATAGATCCTAAAACAGGTAAAGAAGTGGAATACCCTGGTCAATTTGATTATGAAGCTCAAGAAATAGCAAGGATAAATCCAGAGGGAGATGTAGATATTGATGCAGAATTTGAAATTATTGATAGTCTTGAAGATGTAAAGAAATTGATTGATGATTAAAAAATTAACTACTACAATACCCCCTAAATCAGGACCCATGCCTCAGGGCTTGAATATTTCCTATAATACTGTTACAACAGTCAAACAATCTGGAGAAAAAATAAATGGCAGACAATATGGACAACGTAGACAAAGCTCTACCCAACGAACCAAGAAAAGAATTTGAAGTTCCTGGTGAACAGGAAATACAAGAACAAATTGTAGAACAAGTTCAAGAAGAACAAGAATCCCCTGATGATGTAGAAGTCACAGAGAATGAAGATGGATCAGTTGATATAAATTTAGATCCTGCGGCTGCAACCCCTGAAGGTGGTGATGAGCATTATGCAAATCTTGCAGACTTTTTACCGGATGATGTATTAGGTCGACTTGCATCAGACTTATCTTCTAAATATCAAGAATACGTTTCATCAAGAAAAGATTGGGAAAAAACTTATACACAAGGACTAGATCTTTTAGGTTTTAAATATGATCAAAGAACAGAACCTTTCTCAGGTGCATCGGGTGCAACGCATCCTGTTCTTGCAGAAGCGGTTACACAGTTTCAAGCGTTAGCGTATAAAGAATTATTACCTGCAGATGGACCAGTTCGAACTCAAATCATTGGATTACAAACTCCAGAAAAAGTTCAACAAGCAACTCGTGTAAAAGATTTTATGAATTATCAAATCATGGATCAGATGAAAGAATATGAACCAGAATTTGATTCAATGTTATTTCATTTACCTCTTGCAGGTTCTACTTTTAAAAAAGTATATTATGATGAAATGGAACAAAGAGCAGTTTCTAAATTTGTTCCTGCAGATGATTTAATTGTTCCGTACACCGCTACCTCATTAGACGATGCGGAAGCAATTATTCATCGTGTAAAAATTTCAGAGAATGATTTAAGAAAACAACAAGTAGCCGGTTTTTATAGAGACATCGATATTGGTAAACCAAGTGATAAAGAATCTGAGATTGAGAAAAAAGAAAGAGAACTTGAAGGAATTTCTAAAACACAAAATGAAGATGTATTTACTGTATTAGAATGTCACGTGGATTTAGATCTAGAAGGTTTTGAAGATACAAATCCCGAGACTGGTGAGCCGTCAGGAATTAAAATTCCTTATATTGTAACTATTGAAGAAAGTTCACGTGATATACTTTCTATTCGAAGAAACTATGAAGTAGGAGATCCATTAAAGAAAAAAGTTCAATACTTTGTTCATTTTAAATTTTTACCAGGACTAGGTTTCTATGGTTTTGGTTTGATTCATATGATTGGTGGATTAAGTAGAACGGCTACAGCTGCATTAAGACAATTATTGGATGCCGGAACCCTGTCTAATTTACCCGCTGGTTTTAAAATGCGTGGTATTCGAATTAGAGATGATGCACAATCCATTCAACCGGGAGAGTTTAGAGATGTCGATGCACCCGGTGGAAATTTAAGAGATTCATTTATGATGCTTCCGTTTAAAGAACCAAGTCAAACATTACTCTCATTAATGGGAGTTGTGGTTCAAGCAGGTCAACGATTTGCATCCATTGCAGATCTACAAGTCGGTGATGGCAATCAACAAGCAGCCGTTGGCACAACCGTTGCATTATTAGAACGTGGTTCAAGAACCATGTCAGCAATCCATAAAAGAATTTACTCGGCTTTAAAAAATGAATTCAGACTTATGGCCAGAGTATTCAAGTTATATCTACCACAAGAATATCCATATGATGTAGTTGGGGGCCAAAGAATGATTATGCAATCAGACTTTGATGATCGGGTAGATATATTGCCAGTTGCTGACCCCAACATTTTTTCACAGACACAGCGTATCTCACTAGCGCAAACAGAACTGCAGCTGGCAACTTCTAATCCACAAATGCACAACATGTATCAAGCGTATAGAAATATGTATGAAGCACTGGGTGTAAAAAATATTGATAGTGTTTTAATTAAACCACAACAACCTATGCCAAAAGATCCTGCATTAGAACATATTGATGCATTAGGAGGTGCACAGTTCCAAGCATTTCCAGGTCAAGATCATAGATCACACATTACTGCACACTTAAATTTTATGGCAACGAACATGGCTAGAAATAATCCAATGGTTATGGCAAGTTTAGAGAAAAATATTTTTGAACATATTTCTTTAATGTCTCAAGAACAAGTTGAATTAGAGTTCAGAGATGAGTTACAACAAATACAACAGATGCAAATGCAGATGCAACAGAATCCTCAACTTGCTCAAAGTATGCAACAACAGCTTATGATGATGCAACAAAAGATTGAAGCAAGAAAAGCTCAACTTATTTCTGAGATGATGGAAGAATTTATGAAGGAAGAAAAAGAAATTACTTCACAATTCGATAATGATCCTATTGCAAAACTAAGAGCAAGAGAATTAGACCTTAGAGCAATGGAAAATGATAGAAAAGCTAAAGAAGATAAGAACAGAATGGACTTAGATAAGATGAAAGCGATGATGAATCAGATGAATCAAGAAGAAAAATTAGATCAAAACGAAGAATTGGCTAAATTAAGAGCAGATACATCAATTGAAAAGACAATTTTATCAAAAACTATTCCAAGTACCGACTCTATGATGAAAAATGGAGCTCCAACTATGCCGAAAGTAAAAATTTTTAGAGGAGGAAATGAATAAATGAGAAAAAAAATGACAAAATCTGAAAAAAAGGTTAAAAAGGTTATGCGGGAATTCAAAAAAGGTGAACTCCCGATAGGGAAGTCGAAGAAAAAAGTAAAATCTCGTAAACAAGCGATAGCAATTGCTTTATCGGAGGCTGGAAAATCAAAACCAAGGAGATAAAATGGAAAAACTAGATAAAATTGTTGAAATAGCAACACCAGAAATGAAAGTTGAAATAGATCCTAGATCTAAATCAACTGCTGACAAAGCATTTAATGGAATTGCAGTTCCTGATGAAGTTGAAGTAAGAGGAACGAAAAGAATGCTTAAAGAAAAGTCTAAAAAAGCTAAATGGATATAAACCTATGTGGTTTAGTGCTATTAAATTAGCCGTACAAGCAGGCTCACACATTTTTAAAAACCGTCAGAAGACGAAAATGTTAATGGCGGATGCACAAATGCGTCATGCAGAAAAGATGGCAAACGGCGAAGCCGAATACCAGGGCAAATTATTAGAATCAAGAAATTCGGACTGGAAAGACGAATTCATTTTAATTTTACTTTCGGCGCCAATAGCATTATTATCATGGGCAGTATTTTCAGATGATCCGGCAGCTATGGAAAAGATGCAATTGTTTTTTGAATACTTTTCACAGCTACCATTTTGGTACCAAACAATTTTTGTAGGTGTCATCGCATCTGTATACGGATTAAAAGCAACTGATTTAATTAAGAGGAAATAATATGAGTAACAGAAGATACAATACACAAACAAGAAAAGCTTTTTTATCAGGTGGTCAAGCAAAACTTGATGCAAATAAAGATGGTAAAATTACAGCTGAAGATTTTGCAATGCTAAGAGGCAAGAAAAAAACTACTAAGAAGAAAAAGCCAGGAATGATGATGATGGCAATGAAGGGTAAAAAATAAATGGCAAAACTTTGTGCAAAAGGAAAAGCTGCTGCAAAAAGAAAATTTAAAGTGTATCCTTCTGCATATGCTAACATGTATGCATCAGGAGTTTGCTCTGGTAAAATTACACCAGGTGGTAGAAAAAAAGCTAAAGATGGTGGAATGATGAGAGCCGGTTTAGCTAGAAGAAAAAGAGCGGGTTGTGCGTAGTTATTATTCAGAAGGTGGTTTAAGAAAATGGGTTGCTGAAAAATGGGTAGATATTGGAGCACCGAAGAAAAACGGAAAATATCAACCATGCGGGAGATCGAAGGGCAGCAAGAGGAAATATCCAAAATGTGTTCCACTTGCAAAAGCAAGATCAATGTCTAAATCACAAAAAGCTTCTGCAGTTAGAAGAAAAAGACAAGCGAGTAACAAAGGGCCAAAACCAACTAACGTTAAAACATATGTTTAGAAAAAGATTTCAAAAAGGAACAGGAAAAATTTATAATCAATTAGAAATGGATGTTCCTTATCCATATGGTCATTCAACACAAAGAAGAAATTTTAGATCAGGAAGTAAATCACCAGCATGGCAAAGAAAAGAAGGTAAATCTGAGTCCGGAGGCCTGAACCGTAAAGGCATTGCATCTTATAGAGCAGCTAATCCTGGATCAAAGTTATCGATGGCAGTAACTACTAAACCATCTAAATTAAAGAAAGGTTCTAAAGCTGCCAACAGAAGAA